ACACTACAAAGTTACTGTAAAGTCAGGTGTAAAGTCACTTTACAGTAGTTTACACCTAAAATAAATTTGTAATTAAAGAAAAATTACTATATTTGTACACGTGAAAGTTGATTGTGCGGAAGTCAACTTGTTAGTCACAAAGAACTTATTTAAGGCTCATTAGTTTGACAGCTCCGCACCAGCTTAAAATTAATGGGCTTTATTATTTTAAACAACATTGGGCGGAATGGAAGAATTACAAGCATTAAATTTCTTAGAATATTTCTCAGTCATAACTATTGGTGATGATAAAATTCCTAATCATACTTGGAAAGAATGTCAATCAACAAAACTAACTGAAGAACAATTCCTAATCAACTTAAGAAAACAATCTACAAAAGGTATTGGTATAGTCACTGGCTTTGAATCACTAGAGGTCATTGATGTAGATACTAAGGTATTCTCAACACAACTTGAGAAGGATGAATTTTGGAAAGAATATTACCAATCTTTAAAAGATAACATCTTAGACTTTGAGTCAAAATTTTCTGTCTATGTAACTAAAAGCGGTGGCTATCACATTTTATACAAGTCTAAAAGAGTAGTAGGTAACTCAAAGATAGCTAAGTTAAAAGGTCATAAAGAGGCTGTAATTGAGACTAGAGGGACTGGTGGCTATGTCTTTGTTTATCCTGGTAAAAAATTAGACAATACTAGATCCTATTTTCAACTAGAATTTATTACAGATGATGATAGACAAACATTATGGAATATCTCCTCAGCTTACAATCACATTGATAAAGCACCAGAAGAGCCAAAGAAAGATAAACGTACTTATCAAGATGATGAGGTAACACCTTGGCAAGATTTTAATGATAAGACAGATATTTGGTCAGTTATTCAGGATGATTTCTTTATTCCTACCAATGGTCAAAAGAAAGACCACTACCTAATCAAAAGACATGGAGCTACTTCTGCTCATTCAGGTAGTGTGTTCAGAGATAGTGGATGCATGTATCTATTTTCAACTGGGACAGTGTATCCGCATGAAAAGTTAATAAGTCCATTTGTGGCATACGCACACAAGATGCACAATGGTGACTTTAAAGAAGCGACTAAGGATCTATATGAGCAAGGATTTGGATCAAGAAGAAAGAAAGAAATTGAAAAGGATAAACCAAAGATTGATAAACCATTGCCAATATCAGGAATTAACTTTCCATTAGATATCTTTCCTGAAGAGATACAGCACTATATTTTAGAATGCAACAACAAGCTAGATGCTAACATTGACTACATGGGCTGTAGTTTACTTTGGTTGATATCAGTATGTGTAGGTAACACTTATGAGATTGAAGTTAAAAAAGGATGGACTGAGCCTGGTGTAATTTGGTTAGCTGTAGTAGGTAGAGCTGGTATAGGTAAGACTCCAAGCATTGACAATATTATTAAGCCATTGAATGTATTAAACTTCAAAGAGATAAAGAGATACTCAGATCAGATGGAGGTGTATAACTATTACAATGATCTTACAAAGAAAGAGAAAGAAGAACACCCTGAGCCATCTAAGCCTAAAAAGACTCAGTTTATAGCAAATGATATCACATTAGAGGCATTGGTTGACTTACACCAGGAGTCAGATAATGCAGTTGGTGTGTTCAAAGATGAGCTTGCTGGATGGTTTAAAGACATGAATAAGTATAGAGCTGGATCTGACTTAGAGTTTTGGCTATCATGTTGGTCTAGTAAGTCAGTATCTGTGAATAGAATGACTCGCAAAGGATCATTTATTGAGAGACCATTTATACCAGTGCTAGGTGGTATCCAGCCAAGTATCTTTAACCAATTTGCAACTGATGAGAATAAAGACAATGGATTCTTAGACCGTATGCTATTGAGCTTTCCTGATGCTAAGGTAGAAGAGTATAATGAGAATGAAATGCACATAGCTGACATCATGTGGTATAGCAACACTATTACTAGATTCTATCAAGGCTTAAAGAGTGCATTTATAAAGCGAGATAATGATGGCAAAATAATCACTAACACAGTTAAATTTAAACAAGAAGCCAAAGAAGAATGGAAGCGAATTTTTAACAGAATCACTAAGGAACAGAACAATGATGAAGAAAATGAATATCTGAAGTCAATGTATCCTAAGCAAAAAAGTTACATCCCTAGATTTGCTTTGTTAATTCATTTATTCTCAAGTAATTTTGATGAGAATGTCAATTATTTAGAAGTATCTAAGGATAGCATTTTAAAGGCTGAAAAGTTGAGCAACTACTTTATCATGAATGCTAAAAAAATTAAGATTGAAGCTGCAGAATTAAAAGATATTAAAACAGCTATGAAAGGAGCTGAGACTACCTATGATAAATTATTAGCTATCTACAAGTCAGATAGTAATTTTAACAGAACAAAAGTAGCTGAGCAGTTAGGTATAAGTAGACAGCAAGTAATAAATTTAATTAAAAAAATAGAAGAAAAATGAAAAAAACAGCAATTGATCAAATGGATGTCAATGAGTTGATGTCTACAGTGTGTGTAATAGCCAACCTTAAGTACAATGGACACTTCACTTTACTATCCTTCACTACTAATTTTAAGGGGTGTTTTGGCACAGTGACTGAAAGAGATGAGATAAAACAATTGTATCCATGCGAATCTTTAAGAGAGGTATTGTTACACATTATATACAAAGAGATATGACCAAAGAAAACAAAGCTAAACTCAAGGCCTTAGAGCTTGAGACTCTTAAAGCTAAGTATCCTAGTATGAATCCTAACTATCTACCATCTACAGAGTGGTCAGATAACTCAGCTAACAGCCTGACTAAGTCAATAATCTTTTACATAAATGCTACTGGCAATCAAGCTGAGAGGATAGGTAATCAAGGCCAGTACAGAGAAGGTAACAAAATTCAAGTAGGAACTGGTGAGATAGCATACACAAAACAGTTACCTGGTAAGTGGACACCAGGACAAGGCACTAAGGGAACAGCTGACATCTCAGCTACTATTAATGGTAAGTCAGTCAAGATAGAAGTGAAGTACAAAGCTGATAGACAATCAGAAGCACAGAAACAGTATCAGCAAAAGATAGAGAGTGCTAAAGGTATCTACTACATTGCTAGAGACTTTGATACATTTGTTGAATGGTATGATACTTTGCTATGCTGAAAATAGGAGATAAAATAAAAGACACAGAAGATGGTGACTGCTACTTTGTAGGTGAGTAGTGAAGCTAAATAGGTTTGGTGGAGTGGAATACTACAGAGTAACTCAGGTCATTTGGAATGGTGAAGAACTCAAAGATGATAAGTTAATAGGTCAGATAATTCCTCCTAGATGGTGGTATATTCAATTATTTTTATTCTAAATAGTTGCACAACTAAAAATTATTATTACATTTGTAAACAATTAAATAAATATATATGCAAACAGAAGTAACCAAAGTGCCATTGTGGACTAAGATTCACAAGGCAAAGATGAGTATTGGCAAGGTTGTTAAGAACTCCACCAATCCTCACTTTAAAAAGAGCTATGCTGACATTAACGCATTGCTAGAGACAGTTGAGCCAATCCTTCATGAGAATGGACTGCTCCTATTACAACCTATCCATGACAAGATACTGAGCACTCAGATAATTGACATTGAGACTGGAGAGATGATTGAGTCCTGGTTGACATTACCTGACAACATTGATCCACAAAAAATGATTAGTGCAACGACTTACTACAGAAGAGCTACACTTCAATCACTATTGAGCCTTCAAGCTGTAGATGATGATGGTAACTCAGTAGCATCAGCAACTAAGCCAACGCTAACAGATGACAGATTCAAAGAAGCTCTTAAGTCAATTGAGTCAGGAAAGTACACAGCAGAAAAATTAAAATCAGATTTTAACCTAACCAAACAACAATTACAAGCATTATGAAATGGCACCCATCATCACTAGGAAAACTTATGACTGAGTCACGCACTAAATCAGAAGTATTAAGTCAGACTACTAAGTCTTATATCGCTAACAAGGCAAAAGAGGACTTCTTTGGCTACAATTCATTTGTATCTACCAAAGCAATGCAGAAAGGTACAGACTTTGAGCATGAATCAATTGAGTTAGTTAATCAGATTAGAGACTCATTCTACATCAAGAATGAAGAAACTATAGAGAATGACTGTCTAATTGGTACACCTGACATCATTTTAGAGAATTCAATAATTGACATCAAGACTTCATGGTCTTTAGAGACTTTCCCAGCTATAGCAGCAGAAGGAATAAACAAGGATTATGAGTGGCAATTGAGAGGGTACCTTATGCTATGTAACAAGGAATCAGCTGAGCTAATCTACTGCATGATTGACACAGATGACTTTCTACTATCTGACTGGGATAATAAAACTATCCACAAGGTATCTCACATTGACCCTAGAAAGAGAATCACAGTCCTAAGGTATGAACGCAACACTTCTATAGAAGAATCTATTAGAGAGAAGCTAACAGCTTGTACAGAGTATTACAATGAGTATATTGAACAATTAAACTGTAAGTAAGATGAAAATTAGCAAAGAAGAAGCAAATAAAAAATGGATTGAATCATTAGGTAATTTTAAAACTTATGTTTCTGAAAAAAATGAAAGAAGTAGAAATATGCTTTGTTTTTACACAAATTTAAGCGAAACATGGGGTAGGTTTTTATTTGAAAAAAATATAATTTACGGAGATGAAAATGGATTTTATAGATGGAATGAAAAGATACCAATTAGTATGTCTTTAATTTCATCTTATAGAAATTGGAGTAAAGAAATAAGAATCATAAAAACACACAAAATGCCAAAACAAATGAAATCAATACAGACACCACCATCACCATCACCTAATAGACGTAGAAGAACACCAGCTGTAGTAATTGAACAGACTCCACAGACTCAGGTAGGATTGATTAGAAGGTTCTTAAGATGGCTGTACTAATGGAAAAATCCTACTTCATTATTGAGTCAAGCCTAGAGAATCTCAAGTATGCTAGATACTCAGCTAAGACATTCAACAAGTCAGGTCATGACTATTGTATTTTAGTCACAGAGAACTATGACCAGCTTGATGTTAGGAAGGTAAGTAAAGAAGAATTTAACAATTTAAACAACAAAAAATGATACAAGTAAACAAAACGTACAAAAACGACACTAGAGAGCAGTTGGTTATTCCTATCTCAGAGAAAGAAGGAATGGTCATCTATCAAGTGACTCAAGCTACTACAGATAACCCTATGAAAGAGTTCAAGTGTAGCACAGCGAGATTTTTAAACCTATATAAATTAACAAA